AGCTACAATTATGCTTGCCAACCCTGGCATTTTCGTAACGGGCCAAAGCATTACGATAGCTGGGGCTGGCGCAACTTATAACGGTACATACACTTTAACCGGCACCGTACCTTGGAGTAACGGCACTTCGAATAGCATCCCTGCGCTTTGGTGGAATTGGGCTTGGAGTAATTACCCTAATGGTTATTCTCTAATTCAATACGCTAAAGTAACAGCGGATCAGATTTTTCATAGAGTTTTACCCTACGGTACCGCGACCGGGCCGGATACAAAAACAGCCAGCTACGCAACTACGCCAGCTATCCGTCAAGCGGCGCTAGTACTTGCGACCGATATCTGGCAGGCCCGGCAAACCGCACAAAGTTCACCTAACGGAATTGATGGGTATAGTCCATCGCCTTATAAATTAGGTTATCAGCTTATAAATAGAGTAAGGGGCCTTATTCAACCTTACGCTAATCCTTCTTCGTTGATCGGTTAAAAATGGTAGCCAAAGCAATAACCACGTTGCGGAGCACAATAGCCGCCGATTTAGCTAATCCTGGAATATGGAGTACTTTCGCCTACCCTGCACCTAATTTATTGGCTAATAGTGTTTCGGTAATTCCGGGAGATCCTTACCTAACTCCGACTAATAACGATTACAGCACGATCGCTCCTTTAGCTACTTTTAAGATTCTTATAGCTGTACCGGCTTTTGATAACCAAGGTAATCTAGCTGGTATAGAAGATTTTATAGTGGCTGTATTTAATAAAATTGCCGCCTCAACTTTGGCCCTTACTGTTACTAGCGTATCTGCTCCAGCTATTTTAGACGCAGCTAGCGGACCGCTTTTAACTTGCGAAATCTCAATTAGCACCCTAACCACTTGGAGTTAAAAAATGTCAGATAAATACGATATAGATCAAAATAATTTTCTGTCCAGAGTAGGACAGATTAAAGAAACACCAAAACCAAAAGCTGCGCCAACCGCAGAGAAAGAGGAATAAAAATGGCCGTAATGCTTAACTCGACCGTTGGCGTTAAGATCGCAACCGTAGATATTAGCGACCACGTATCAAGCGCAAGCCTTTCACAAATCTTCGATGAGCTGGAAATTACAGCGCTTGGAGATAATTCTCATCGATTTACGAAGGGGCTAGAATCATCAACGCTGACGCTGGACTTCTTTAACGATTTTGCAGCTTCACAAATTACTACCCTATTACAGACTAATTATGGTACTACTGTAACTGCGGTATTGATTCCGGTTAAAGGTACAGCTGTAAGCGCAACCAATCCGCTTTATACCGTATCAATTTTAATTAATAACCTAACCCCAATTAACGGCGATGTCGCAAGTATAAATAATTCCAGCATTACCTTTACTTGCAATTCAACCGTTGCATACTCAACTACTGGAAGCTTCTAAGGAGTAATAATGGCAAAGCTAAAGATAACAAGGGCTAACGGCGAAGTAAGTGAGCACAAAATTACGCCGGGTGTCGAATATGCTTTCGAAATTAAAAGAGGTATGGGAATCAGTAAAGCCTTGCGCGAGGACGAAAAGCAATCCGATATATTTTGGTTAGCTTGGGAATGCCTGCGCAGGGCTAACATAACCGTACCGGTCTTTGGAATCGAGTTTATAGATTCACTAGAAACCGTCGAGGTTTTAGATGAATCAAAAAACTAATTGGGCGCGATAGTTTTCTTTATACGATAGCTAGTCTTTCGGTAGAAACCGGAATCGCGCCCCAGGAGTTTATAAATATGGACCAAGAAATGCTAAGGGCCATAGTTCAAGTTTTACAGGATAGAGCTAAGGAGATCAAAAATGCCAGTAGAGGCCGTAGGCGTTGAAGATGTCGTAGCCGGTTTAGAGTTTATAGATGAAGATATGCGCCAACGCATCCGCGTAGCTATTGATCCGGCTATGCGTCGAGTAGCTGCGAAGGCGCAAGGTTTTGTAGCTAATAACGGCGAAGTATTATCCGGCTGGTCCAAGCCTTTAGCTTCGGAAGTAAGTTATAAACCATTTCCAAAATATGATGCTGAAATAGTTAGAAAAGGTATCGGGTATAACCCTGGAGAAAATAAAACATTTAAAAACGGCTTTAAAGTTAGTAATTATGTTTATAACGCTAGCCGAGCCGGATCTTTATATGAAACAGCCGGCCGCTTAAATCCTAATGGCCGGGCACCATTTCAATTTAGAACGTCCGGTAGTGAAGGTGGTTTATATACTAAAAGGTCGAATAAAAGTAGAGTTTTTGAAGAATATAAATCTAATAACCCATTCGCTAGCCAACAATTTATAGCTGCGCTAGAGCCAGTAACTACTCAGCCTAAAATACCTGGAATGCGTAGTGGTGGCAGAAAAACCAAAGGTAGGTTAATTTATAAAGCTTGGGCGCAAGATAGCGGCAAAGTTTACGAGGCCATAATTAAAGCCATTAACGCTACAGCTATACATTTCAATAAATCCACCGAAATCACAAAGGCCGCGTAATGGCTAACGTAGTCGTATCGGCACTCGCGACCTGGAATGGTAAAGCGCTTAAAAAAGGTAAACAAGACGTATCAGCCTTTGATAAGCAAGTCAGTAAATTAGGACGTACTTTCGCCGGCGTATTTAGTGCCGCGGCTTTATTATCATTTAGCAAAAAGGCGGTTAATGCGTTCGCTGCCGATGAAAGAGCAGCTAAGGCTTTAGAGGTACAGCTTAAAAATACAGGTAACGAGTTTTCGGCTCCAGCTGTTGAAATGTATATCGCTAATCTACAAAAAGTATCAGGCGTATTAGATGACGAATTACGTCCGGCTTTTCAATCATTATTGACAGTAACCTCATCGGTAGAGTTAAGCCAATATGCTTTAAATACAGCTTTAGAAGTTAGTGCAGCTACAGGCGCTTCAGTAGTCCAGGTTAGCCAGGCTTTAGCTAAAGGCTTTGGCGGACAAACAAAGGCGCTTAAAACTCTGGTACCTGGCTTAGATGCCGCCGCCCTTAAATCTGCTGATATGGAAACAATCTTAAAAGAATTAAATAGAATGTTTGCAGGCCAATCCGCAGCTAGATTAACTACTTACGCTGGCAAAATGGATTTATTGGCGGTAGCAGCTTCAAACTCCACCGAGATTATAGGTAAAGGCTTAGTCGATGCCCTTACCGAATTAAGCAAAGATAAAAGTATTTCCAGCCTTGCTACGAGTATGGAAAACCTGGCAACCAATACTGCTACAGCTATTACCGAAATTGCAAAACTTATAGGTAAGTTTACCGATTTAACTGGCAATCCATCATTTAAAGCCGGATTATTAGCTTTAGCTTTATTAACTAAAAATCCTAAAATCGTAGTCGGAGTAATGGGATACGTTGGCGGATCAGCAGCTTTAGGATTAGCAAGCCAAGACTATGGCTTAGGCAATCAAGGCGGCACGCCTTTCGGCCAAGCCGGGTCAGCTAGCCAATTAGCGAAAGATACAGAATTAAAGCGGATTCAGGCTTTAAATAAATTGCGTAAAGAAGAAAACGATCGAATTAAGGCTAAAAACGATTTAGAAAGATTAAAGGATAAGTACGATTTAGAGCGCATCAATTTGATGGCCGCATTAAACGCAACTACCGATGAAGAAACTAGATTACGATTAGCTGAAAAACTTGCAATATTGGATGGCAACGCAGCTAGAGCGCAAGAATATATTGCCGCCGACGAGGCTTACGATTGGCGATTACAGGAGATTAACTCACTTAAAGAATTAACAGCAGCTCAATATTTAGCAGCTTCTTCAATGACTACCCTAGCCGATTGGGTGGCTTATAGGACAGGTGAAAGAGCCTCTACTATGAGTAACGTACCTGGCGGCAATGGCGGTATGGCTTTACCTAGCGCGGTACTTAATACTCAAAGTGCCGATTGGCAATCCTATAGAGCAGGCGAGCGCGGCGATGTAAACATAACCGTTCAAGGTTCATTATTAACCGACCAAGATTTAGCCGACACTATTCAAAATACAATATTAAACCTTAATCGCCAGGGCCGCGGCCTAACACCTGCCGGCGGATTATCAGGCGGTACATAATGGCTGTACCTACGGTAAACGCGATTATTAACTTTTCTACCGGACCTTCTTTCGCGCAAGCGATGATATTGGACCAAGGCATTTTAGGCACTAACGTTTTAGCTGATTCAGCTGCGGTGATTGTAGATGTATCTAATCAAATTGATTATATAAAAACCCAGCGAGGCCGTAACGCCCTGGTAGATCAATTTCAAACAGGCACTCTTAGTTTAAGAATTATCGATCAAAACGGCGACTTCAATCCTCAGAATCCAGCTAGTCCATACTACGAACTACTGACACCGATGAAGAAGGTACAAATAACCGCTACCTACTCAGGGGTAACATATCCATTATTTGCCGGCTTTATTACCAGCTATGTAACTACTCAGCCACGCGAGGCTACCGAGGTTACCTATACCACCATTACCGCCGTAGATGCCTTTAGATTGGCTCAGAATGCCCAAATTAGCACCGTTACAGGCGCTAGCGCTGGCAACCTATCCGGCACGCGTATAAATCAAATATTGGACGAAATCGATTGGCCGGCAACTATGAGAGATATAGACGCAGGGCTAACCACAATGCAAGCTGACCCAGGCACCAATAGGACCGCGCTCCAGGCGATGCAAACTGTCAGCGATAGTGAGTACGGTTCGCTATACGTAGATGCGGCCGGATCCTTTACTTTCCAGGATCGCCAAGTTACTACAGCTTCAATCGCTAGCACTCCGACTTTATTCGCCGATAATGGCACCGGTATTTCATATGTAAATGCTAATTGGATTCTTAACGATGTTTTAGTTTTCAATAAGGCAACTATCTCGATGGCTGGCGGTTCTCCGCAAGTGGCTACCAACCAACCAAGCATAGATAAATATTTTTTACACTCCTATTACCTGGACAATCTTTTAATGCAAACCGATGCTGTAGCGCTGGATTACGCCCGGGCCTATGTAGCTAGTCGAGCAGAAACCTCTATTAGATGCGAAGCAATCGAGCTAGATTTATATACCCCTGATTATAACGCTGGGATTATTGCCGGATTAGATTTAGATTTTTTCGACCCAATTACCGTTATAACTACTCAGCCAGGCGGATCAACCCTGGAGAAAACCCTTCAAATATTTGGCGTGCAAAACGTGATAACGCCTAACAGTTTTAAAGTTATTTTTACTACACTAGAACCCATTATAGATGGTTTTATCATAGGTAACGCCGATTACGGTGTCCTAGGTCAAAACGTACTATCTTACTAAGGAGAAAATATGGCAACCTGGCCAGGAGTTACCGGCGATGTAGTTACTTCGGCGATGTGGAATGGGCTACCAGCCTTTACCGTAGCAAGCGATAAAACTACAGACTATACAGCTGCAAGCGGCGATGAATACCAGCAGTTAATACCTATGAATAAAGCTACAGCTATAGCTTTCAAAATACCTACCGATGCTACTTACGCTTTTCCAACTGGTACCGCAATAACTGTTTTAAATAAAGGCGTTGGCCTTTGCACAATCAGCGCAGTAACTAGCGGTACAACCACAGTTTTAAGCGGTGGTGCTACAGCTGCTCAACCAACCCTAGCCCAATATAAATCGGCAGTATGTATCAAGACAGCAGCAAACACTTGGTATGTGGTAGGCGGAATTGCTTAACATAATTGCAGGTAGTTTAAGCGTTGGGGTAACTCCAAGCACTAATAGTTACGAATCAATAGCGACTAGTACTGTTGGTTCAGGTGGTGCAAGTTATATTGAGTTTACTTCAATACCTTCTACCTTTGAACATTTACATATTAGGTTTAGTTCTTTAAACTCAACTAGCACCGATAGCCGCTTACAAATAAACGGAGATACTGGTTCAAATTATGCTTTTCATTATCTAGGTCGGGCTGGTTCGGCTTCAGTAATAGCAGGTGGCGGCTCGTCCGCGGCGTATATTTTCATGGGCAATACCCAAGAATCAACTATCCCAACAAGTCATATTATAGATATATTAGATTACAAAAATACAAACAAATACAAAACAATCAGATTATTAAGCGGTGGCTATCAGGGTGCTTATGCGCCTTGGGTCGGTTTACTTTCGGGTTTGTGGCAAAACACAAACGCTATTACTTCATTAAAATTATATGTAGGAAGTGGCACGCTATCGCAATATAGCAAAGCAACTTTATACGGAATTAAGGGAGTTTAATTATGGCTGCTGGTCCAACATATACACCGATAGCAACTGCTACTACTAGCGGTTCATCAACTACCGAAGTAACCTTTAGTTCAATTTCAGGTTACACCGATTTAATTTGTGTCGCTAATGTTAAACCAACAGCAAATATCACAGCGTTTCAAGTTAGATTTAATGGTGATACTAGCGGTAATTATTCTTATGTGCAGTATTCAGGTAACGGAAGTAGCACTGCTACCACTACCGATACGGGCCAGACTTACGCTTTAGCCTCTGGTGCTTTATTAAATACCACAGACCCAACAGTTTATATTATGTATGTAAATGATTATGCAAATACAACTACCTACAAAACTTTAATTACTAGGGGAAATAGACCAGCAGATACATCTTTAGCAGCGGTTAGCGAATCTGCTTCTATATGGCTTTCAACTTCTGCTATAACTTCTTTCACTCTAAGAGCAGGTGGAGAAGTCTTAGTGGCAGGTTCTACCTTCACTTTATACGGATTGCTAGGGGCATAATGGCAAATACATATACTTTAATTGCGAGTTCAACTGTGGGTAGTGGTGGTGCGGCTAATATAGAATTTACTTCCATACCTGGTACTTATACTGATTTATTGGTCAAAGTGAGTTCTAGAATGGCATCAGGTTCATCAGAATTATTGGTCAGATTTAATGGTTCAACCTCTAGCCATTCAGGCATTCGTGTGCAGGGTACTGGCTCATCTGTTAATTCAGGTACTAATTTTACTGCTGCTGGCGTTTATATAAATGAGGAAGTGTACGCAACACACACTGCCAGCACTTTTTCTAATTTAGAATTGTATGTACCCAATTATACTGGTTCTGCAAATAAATCTTTGAGTTCAGATGGCGTAACTGAAAACAATGCGACTCAGGCTTTTGCTCAACTCACCGCAGGTCTTTGGTCAAATAGTGCAGCAATAACATCTATAACTTTTTATCATAGTTCAGGT